CACGTAGAGGCATAGGCAACCAACTCTTTAGCTGCGCCTAAGTCCTGATTATGATTGCCTGACATCTCTGCGATTATCATCTGAAGTCCTAACTATAACCTGCTATATCGTCACTATATAAATCACCATCCCATGAATGAAGCTCATCTTCGTCTCGTCTGTATTTCTCAACCCATCCAAAATCCTGACCTGGAAGCGGGTCTGGGTTTGTAAACTTACGCATCCACACCTGATACCTGACTTCATCGCCAATAGCCTGCCATGCTTTCGCAACACCAAAGAAGATAAGCCCGTCATCAACCCTGTCAAGCTCGCTGACAGACGAAGACTCTGTTGTGAAGTCAGCAGGCCATCTATCGCCTACGACCCTCAGAGCAGTCCCCTGGTGGCCTGAGTCGGCTATAGGGAGGATTTCTAGCTGATTACCCCTTCTGGTATACCTGAAAGGTTTTCCTGTCCCGTAGTCGCTGCTGGAGGGGTCTGAGATTCTATCCCATTCGTCTATATGTGTATATCTTAATCTTGTGGAATTTGCGCCGTCCATATAATGAACCGCAAATATCCTATTAGCAACACTTACGGTTGTGTCAGTCATCGCAGTAGCAGTAGCATCTCCTACTGTCAGGTCTACTATATCCCACCTTAACTGGTCGGCAGTACACCAACTTTGAATGTCATAGGACACAGACTTCATTCCGGGTAAAAACCTGGCTATCTCTCTTTGCCCTTCATTGACCCATCTGGTAACTCTTGTTGCATCAATGAGTTCGGTATCCTCATTACGTCCAACAAGAGACTTAATCTCGTCTGTTAATTGTGCGCCTGTAAGTGCCATATATACCTCAAGTTATGGGGTGGACCGAAGCCCACCCCTTTAAAGTTACCAACCGAAAGCAACATAACTAACGATTGCAGAACCAGTCGAGTCGTTAAACGCCATCTGAATTGTTGGGCCTTCGCATAACGAGACTGCCCTTCCTGACATGCCATCAGTTAAATCACCAACAGCAAGTCCACCTAGAAGTGTAGTAAATGTAGTCGGGATGAATACTGTTCCATCGCCTGAGTTTGTAAACTCGCCACATTCAACACGAACACTGGCTGATCCGAGAGTTCCGACTCTTTGGGTATCTAAATCCATTCCCATAGTAAAACTCCTTTCTTAGGCATCAGTTGCCGTAGAGTAGCCAATAATAGACCCACCTACGTTACCTACGCCACCTGTAGCATCAGTACATGTTGACCAGTCGGCGATGCCGATAGTAGCGCCATTATCGCCGTCATCGTTAGGAACTACGTCTTGCATTGCAACAACGTCACCGCCAGTTGTAATATCGCCATGAAGATTTGTTAAGTCCTTAATAGGACATACGCCTTCAATCCAGAACCAACCGAAGTTGTTGCGTCCGGTAGTTGCGAAATTACCAGAGATGTCGCCCGCCGCAACAGCGCATCTTGCGGAGAAACTAAGTCCACCACCAGCTGCATCTGTTACCGTCGCACAAGCATTTGTGAGATCATTGGTCACAAGATAGTACCTTGCAGTGCCATCAGCATCCATATTGCCAGTTACTTCGTACTGGAAGCAGAATCCACTTCCAGCGTCCTGTGCGGTAATATCTCCGTTACCATCATAAGCATAATCAGACCCTTCGGCAAACTGGAGATACATCATTGTGTACCATCCTGGATTGGCTGTGTGATCGTTATACTTCATGATCTTAGTTCCTACCGGATAAGCTGCAACAGATACATCATGGGTTGACGTTCCGTCCCATCCATCAACAGGAGTGCTTAGATTCGGATTTACTGGACCAGGCCATTTATCATACAAAACTAAGTTTTGCGTATTAATAACACTCATAACAATACTCCTTTCTTAAGATACGTTAGACAACCACAGCGAACTGTTAGGCTTCCAACAAACAAAGTTACCCTTTAACAGGATTCTGGCAAGCCAGAAATCAAACCCGTTACTGTTTTCTCCCTGCCACTTGAAGTCCGTCATCTTGAAGTTACGGGCAGTATGAATTCTGAGTTCCCAGAAATTCATATTCAGTATTGCAAGCCATGTCTTCGTATTAGACGACCTCTGGAGGTAAGGAACGCTTACGATTTCGTTTCCGTCGAGTTCCATCTTATTGAACCCCTGAGTAACCATGTCGCTACTCGGTGCGTTGTAAATAAGCTTGGATTCCATCTCGGCTCTCAACTTATTGAAGAGCGTCGGACACATAAACGTAGATAAATCTGTCGGCTTTTCCATATAATGCTGAACGTCGGTTTCTGCAACCCACTTCCTATGGTTAGCCACGGTTAGATTGTAAGCGGTGTCCTGATTCGAGCTTGTGGTATTTATACCCAAGTCCTGTGAATCAGCACCCTGCCACCAATCGTTAGTATTTGTACTGAATGTTCTCGACACTGTACCATAAACTGTATCATGGTTAAGGGCAGAGATGATGCTTTGGAATGGTTTTCCGCCGTCTGTCTGTGGGGTATCAGAACCCTTGTTCCAGACAACTGCATCCAAATACCTTCTCATGTCGCTTGCACCTTTCTTAGCCAGGTGTGCCGCCAAGTCCAATAGCTGTATTTCGCTATCAGAGGTCAATATGTTTTCCGTCTGTTCGTCTGCATCATACCTTAGAGGCATCTGTGCATACTTCCACGAAAACGAAGGTTTCTCAAGAGTAGTCTTTTTCTGGTCGGTCAGCGCTTCATTGACTGTGTATTCCTGAACGGTATCGTCTATCGTATCAGTATCTACAAGTTTCTGGAGTGTTAAACCACCGTCAAAGGTCACTTGATTCTGCCTTTGCAGTCGCTCGATCATCGGAATACCATACATAACCTGATCCACAAGAGTTCGCTCAAAGAGTTCTCTCGTGGCTTTCGTTAGGTCTGCTGTACTCATTTATCATTCTTTCTGAATTTTAAAGTTCTTTTTCATGTCTTTAAGGACTTCAGTGAAAGTACCCTTCTTAACGTCTGTCTTGGATACTGCCTTTGAGCCCTTACCAGTGTCCGTTGGAGCTGGCTTCTTTTCATCAGACTTTGCGAGTTCAGTATAACAACCCTGCAATAAACGATAGGCATCATACCTGTCTCTTGGCGGTTTTGCTTCACCGCTATCGACTTTTGCCTGTGCCATCTTTACTGCTTTAGAGCGAAACTTCGGGTCGTATGTCTTGTCAAGTTCGTTACATAGTTCGTCCTTGACCGCATCACGATCTTCTTTCGCTCTTCGTGCTGTTTCGTCCTGTTCCAGTTTGGCGTTTTTTGCCGACTGCTCTGTGAGCCTTGTCGTTAATTCGCCAATCTGACTCTGCATAGCCATGATGTTAGCCCTTACAGATTCATCGGTTAAATCTTTGTCCATCTCTGAATATTGAGACTTAACTGATTCCTGTGACTTTAGTGATTCAAGCTCTTGTCTGAGGTTGGCAAGTTGCGCTTCGCTTGTCGCTTTCAGTTCTTCAAGACTGGCCCTTTCCTTGCGGAAATTAGCATCGTTCTGCTGTGCCTGTTGCTTGTGGTAGTCGAGTTCTTTAGTTAGTACACCAACAGCTTCTTCACTTTTCACTTCTGTTTCTTCTTCGGACATAATCTTTCCTTTCTATATAGTCCTGGTCACGCAGTTTGGCTACACCGCCCTTTTGCTTTACCCAGCTTTTCCAGGGACTTGACCCTGGTTAATCCTTTGTTGGAATCCCTGCTGTCTTTGTCTTTGTTCTATAGCAGGGAGAACTTCTTCCTGGAATCTTTTTATCATCATTTGCAATGCGCTTTCAGGGTCCATCTCGCCCTTCTTAACAGATTCTATCATCTGCTGGAAAGCTACAAACTGAGTCCATGAGCCATACCTCTTTAGTATCTTCTGCCAGCCGGGTATCTCAAGCTGTTTCAAAAGAATATCCGTCATAGGTGACGCTATCGGCTGTGTCACGATCTCGTTAGCTGCCATATATGAAGCCTGTCTCTTTTCCTTATCGAATGGAAGCGTAAGTGCAGGCAATATATCTACATCAAATCTTGTGTTCTTGAGTCCTTCGGTAATCTGCTGGATTCCAAGCGTATCGTCCTCTCCGATAATCCGTACCCATCTTCCGGGTTCGTATTTGTCTTTAATGACCTCTGCCATCAGTCCTGCGGTTTGGCGTATCCACTCGTCCTGATATACACTTTGGAGCTGAATACGGTCATTACTGGAGATTGTAAGAGTCTGAGCTTCTGTAGCAGTCATCTTACCTGGTTGTTTTTCGCCTCTTGCTATACTCTGGAGTCCTTGTATATTCTTGAACTCCTGAGCGAATAACCCGTATAACTGAGTGGCGGCAGGCGGAACCTGAGATGGCTCGACAAACTTAATCCTTTGCCCTTTAATTGCGCCAAGGGCTACCCTTATAACAGAGCCTGCACCCTTGCCAATCTTATACATTGCTTTGTCTTTGCCCTTTGGAACCCTTACTGCACCCTCTTCAATCATCACCTTTCTATCGCCATACTGTTTCATGTTGTTGAATAGATGGGATGTTGAGATGTTTATCATGTCTTGGGTAGACTTGTAAAGCTGTACCGCGTCAATCCCTTGCCACATATGAGGCAAAAGGTAGTGAGGCGTAACGATAAACGGCCACCTGGAATATTTAAATGGCTCGTCTGACAGGATTACGTCGCCAACGTGAAGAACTACTCTGCCGTTTGGATACTTTGGTATATCTTCCGTACCATTGGGTCTTGTCGGGAAATCTTCAGGCTCTATCGGCTCACCTGTTTCGGTGTCAATAAATATTGCGTCCCGTTTGACTATCCTGCCTCTGGCGATCAGTTCTTCTGGCGGGATACTTTCTTCTATATCCCTGCTCTCTTCCTGCGGGTCAGATATGAATGTCTCGTTGATCTTGACGAGTTTTATATCGGACTTCTGTTTTGTGTCGTCTCTTGGCGAGTTCAGTCTGTCAGACTTCAAAATAAGGTCAAGAAGCATCCCTGCTTTAACCCTTTTAGTTCCCTGGTCTATACCACCCTTACCCTCGTTTGGATATGTTCCCTGTGACGCAAGCTGGCCTCTTATGCTCATAAACGAACCTACGTCAGGCCCATCAGTAAACTTATCAGCTTCGGCCTCAAGCTCCTCTTTGAAATTCGGGAACATCTTGATAGCCTCTTCAAGTTCTACTATCCTCTCAGTTCCGCAGTCTCCGTCGTCTATCTTTTCGTCGTCAGTAGCCCAAAACTCAGCGGGATGCCAAAGCCTTGTTTTAACGTCACCAAGCCACTTATCTCCATCCCACTCAGTCTTTTCCTGCCAGAACACCTTGGTAACGGAGTACCCGAATAACTGCTGGTCAAGAATGGTATTCATCTGCTCAAGGCGCATTCCTCTTTTGTTTATACCTTTAGTCCACATCCACTGCAAAAGGGACTGCCACGCTTCTGCTGCCTCGGTATCGGAATCCTCCCACGGTTCAGCCACCAAAGTATGTGCGTTTCTGGTAAGTTTAGCAATCTCGGCAATATGGGCGGGCCAGATGTAGTTCAAAGTGACCCAATCCCAATCCTTATGGATTCTCATTCCCTCAAGTTGGTCGGAGAAGTAATACCGAATAGAGGTCTGCCACATATTCGCCCATTCCTTTGTGCGATTCATGCCAGCCTCTTCTACCTTTTTGAGATAGATAAGCAATCCATCTTTGGTTGTGAGGTCTTTTTCCACTAGTAGCCTCTAATTAAAGCGTTTTGTGCAGAGCTAATATCCGTATAGACACATTTCAGTAATTTGTACCCGTCAGCGTCAAATCTTATCTTTGACGGACGATTATTACCTCCGTTGTCATGTACGGAGATTGTGGTAATGTGTGTATCAGACGATATTGTAAGCGTATCGTAGGCAAGCGCTGTAAAGTCGTCGGAAATCTTAGCCGTACCAACCGTACCGGAAATCTCAGCCAATAACTCGGCAGGCCCATTGTGTACCGCAGCGCCCCATAGCTCGAATGTTCCGTTGATATTAGCCGTGTTATCAGCCTGATACGGGATGATCTCAACACCGTTGAACGCCGGGTCAATTTGATACCACGCAAGGCTGGCATCTGCGTTCTTTATAGCAGACGGCTTAAAATCGCTGATTGTAGCCTCATCAGAATCCACATCTGACTTTCTCATTTTCTCGTAAGAGGCTTGAAACGTGTGTAGCATAGGCATAATTTATTCTCCTGTACTTTCTTGTTCTATTTCGTCGTATTTTTCATACGGCATATTTTCTCTTATTCTATAAGCTAGTGACATTGTTGTATACATGCACCTCTTTTGGACGAAATACATCACTATCAATCCACTTATAAACGATATGATTGGGATTGTCAAGCAAAATATTAAAATTATTAGTTCTTTATCTAACATTATTCGTCTCCTGTATCTACTGCACCTATCTGTGCAAGGTTATTGTAGTCTTGTTCTTCTGTTTCTGGATCACCCGTAGAGTCTGGACCATCAAAGGAACCTATCGGGCATCTAAGGTGTATTTGTACGGCTATCATCGCTGAAAACAGCACATCATCGTGTTTTCCTGTGTTATGGATGGGTTTTCCGGTCTTATCCCGTATAAACGTAGTCATCTCATCGAATATCCAGGGAAGATTTACTTCCATACCATCTCTTATGCACTCGATTATACCATCGGTAAGCCACTTTCTTGTTATCATTGTGGTACGCCAGCCAAGGTTGTCGGTGTTTTCGACTGCCATTGTCTCGTCGTGTGACTGACGGTTGAAGATATTTGGGTATCCAAACTCTTTCAGCTTCTGAAGAACGATCATACCGTTTGGAATCTCAGGCGCAAGGAACGCAAGATTGTAATAAATTCCAGCATTTATGAGTTGTTCTGCCACATCGCCCTGCTCGCCACGACCTTTATAGGCAGCGACAAACTCGCCATCGGTTCTATCGAATACTGCCATACCATGATAATCAATAGCCGCCCTGTCGTTAGACGGGTCAACACTCTTGCCTTCCATCGTATCACAACCTATAGTGTACTGGTGTCCGTCTATCGGCTCCTTATAGACCTGCCAACAGTTCATACGATATTCTACGTCGTCAAAGTAAACCTCACCCCTTCTTTCAAAGATACCATATTTGACAGGCTTTAGCGTCTTTTCTTGTGTCTGGATCATACCGCTGGAAAATACAGGATTACCCGACTGTTGGAAAGCTTCGGTAGGAGTAGCGGGGTATTCCTGTTTAAAGAGGTTTATGTCACCCTGGCACTTGTTCTTTATCGCCCACCGCCTCCATACAAGCTGTTCTACATTAAGTTCGTGCTTCTCAAGTATATGAGTCTCTTCGTCGTCAAGCTTGAATTCTCCGGTTACTGGTCTTTTGTAGTCTGGAAAGATGAACCAGGGAAGAAATATCGGCAGGTAGTTGTTTAAGTCCTGAGTCTCTTCCCAATCGGTAAGCGCCTGCCAGAAGATGTCGTGGAAAGCATCGCCAACCCCGTTAGCCGTACTCTCTATGAGGATTGCCGTATCCTTCGAGTCCGGGACCTCCTGAGCCGCACCGCCGAACTGTTCCTTCGCTCTATCCCAGAACGCAAACTCAGTGGCATGGAAGTAGTGAGTAAGGCCGCCTCGCCCAAGTACCCCCTTACCCGACGTTTGGCATAAGAACGATGACCGATGCGGGTCGTCATACACAATCTCCTTTCGTGAACTGTACTTCGTCTTCTTAATAGAATATGGCGGCATGTTGTCCTGAAACATCTTCGCCATCTTAAACACCTTGTCAGTAGCCTCCTGGTCAGCACTGCACACACAAGCATACCGATTCGCAAGACGGTTTATGTCAGCAAAAAACCGACCCTCTGTATACGTAGAAACTCCCTCACGACGAGCCTTCAACACAATCCCACGAACAGGCAAATCACGCTCATGCTGTAATTGTAGAGTCTTATGTACCATTAATTGGGCAGGATTGCACTTCAAATATAAAACATCCCCGTACATAGAGATAATCTTAAGATTGTCTGCCATCCATGTTAAATAGTCAAACATCTATAAATATCCGCCACAATATATAAATTATCAATATCTCAACTATCATTCCAATACCGCCAATACATGCTCCTCAAAACACATCGTAAACAAACCATCGTCAAACTCGTACTCACTACCCTTGAACTGACCCAAAATAACCCGGTCGCCCTTAGATAACTCACACTCAGGACCAACACTTAACACAACACCAGTAGTACTCTTCTCTGACTTTGGTAAAACAATGCTACCAATCTTGTCCACTTTCTCCAA